CCAGTTTTCCGCGCAAGTTAATCGAACTTCTGGTTCATCGAATCGCGAAATTGATATTTGGTTCAAGGTAAACGGCGCGGACGTTCCGGATTCGAATACACGAATGACGGTGAAAGACAATAACGTTTATCACGTCGCCAGTTGGAATATATTCTTGAATCTTGTCGCCGGTGACCTTGTTGAAATTTATTGGTTGGTAAGCGATACGCACATTGAACTTCGCGCCGAAGCGGCAACGGCAAGCGTTCCGGCAACACCGTCAATCATTGCGACAATTAATCGAATTCAATAAATAAATTTAAATGGCAACTAAAGAAGCGGTTTTTTCATTACGCGTTGACACCGGAAATTCGGTTCAAGATATTCAAAACGCGGACAAAGCGGTCAAGAATTTCAATAAAGATTTAAAGGAAACGCAAGTAACCGCCGCGTCCGGTACTGGCGTAAACAAAATGCAAACCGATCTTCAGGCGTTGAATGCAAAGGTCGAAGCCGGTGGCTTGACCATGCGTCAAATGACGCAAGCAATGAAGGAATATCAATCCATTGCAGCGCAAGCCGGCGTTGAATCGCCAGTCGGACAAGAAGCCATTCGTTCGGCTGCTGAATTGAAAGACAGAATCGGCGATTTGAAAGGCGCGACAACCGCCTTGTCATCGGACTTTGTAAAATTGGACACGACCATTGCAGCAATTGGAGTCGGCGCATCCGTATTTCAAGGATTATCAAGCGCGATTTCTTTGTCCGGAATCGAAAACGAGAACTTGACAAAAACAATGGTGAAGCTTCAAGCGGTTCAAGGCGTGTCGAATGCAGTTAGTCAAATAGCGAACGCCTTGAATAAGGATGCCATTCTTGGAATTCAATTGCGAACGGCAATCGAAAAAGTTAGAGCATTAGTTTTGGGCGATACTAAAACGGCAACGCTTCAACAAGCGGCGTCCGAAGGAATTTTGGCCACAACAACAACGGCGACGGCGGTGGCAACAACCGGCGCGTCAATGGCAATGAAAGCTTTTAAAATGGCATTGATTGGAACTGGTATCGGCGCTTTGGTTGTTGGTCTTGGTTTTTTAGTTTCCAATTTAGAATCGGTCGGAAACGCTCTTGGTTTTACATCGGCGAAGCAAAAGGAATTGGAGGAAAAAACTAAACAAGCGGCGGCGGCTGCCGACGAACAACGCAAAGAAGTTGCGAAAGAAAGTGGATCATTTGCTTTGTTAATTTCAAGATTGAAAGACACGAACGCCGGGAGTAAGGAAAGAAAAGTTTTAATGAAAGAAGCGAATGATCGTTATGGCGTAACATTGGCAAATATTTCAAGCGAAGCAAAATTCCAAAATGCTTTAAATGTAGAGTTGGCAAATTACTTGGTATATCAACGCGCAAAGTATGAACTACAAAAAAACGAAAAAGCAATTATTGCAAATTTAGAAAAGCAAGACCTTTTAAAACAAAAAGAAATTGCCGCCAATGCGACATTACTTGCGCTTCAAAAACAAGACAAAATAAATAAAGATGCAGAAGATAACAGACCGAAAAGCGCCGGCGGTGGAAAAAGAACTGTTGATATTAAATTGGAAAATTTTGCAATTAAGGATCAAATAAATACAATAAATGATTTAAAAAAACAACAAAAGGACAATGAAGTCGCTTTTGAAAGTTTTGGAAAAGCTGCCAATGATGCTGGAAAGAAAATTTCTGGATTAACAAATGAAGGGACAAAGTATGTCGAACAAGTTCCAGTCACAAAAGCTTCGATTGATAAAGTGACCGATTCATATAAAGGGCAAAATGACGTATTGCAAAATTCTTTAAATATTTTAAAAGATAAATTAGCACGCGACATTGAAGCAAATGAAAGCGCTGAAAATTTAAAGATTTCCATAATGGCCGAAGGAAAGTCAAAACAACTTGCAATCCTTGAAGAAACATACGGAGATTTTAGAGATAATTTAATCAAGAAATCAAATAAAACGGAACTTGATGCATTAGATGAAAAGTTTAAAACCGGAAAAATCAAAGAAGAAGATTATCGAAAAGAATTAGCATTGATAATGGAAACCGGATCGAAAAACTTTTCCGATGCTGAAAATAATTTGATGACATTGACAACGGAAAAACTAATTGACGACAAAAGACGGTTGAATTTAACCGCTCAAGAATTGGAAATTGACGACATCAACAAATCATTTGATCAAAAGGATATTACCGAAGCCGAACGATTAATAAAAATTCAAGAAATCAATAATAAATATTTAAAGATTCAAACTGATAAAGACGCGGAAAATGAAACCAAAAGAAAAAATCGCGCAAAATTATTGAATGCAATTTTATTGAACGAAACACAATTGGCGATTCAAAACGAAATAAATTTATTTGACGAACAAGCGAAAGAACTTGATAAACTTCTTTTATCGGAAAATGAAAATGAAAAAATTACACAAGAAGAACACGACAAAGCAATGATTGAACTTGAAAAAAAGAAAGTCAAAGCAATTGCAGACATCAATAAAAAAGCAACCGAAACATCAACCGAAGCAACAAAGAAAGAGCGCGAAGAAGAATTGAAAGGAATCAGCGCCGGAATCGCGAAGGCTGAAGACGCGCTTGAAAAAATAAAAATGGTCAACGAGTTGTTGAACGAAATCGGCACGGCACGAATCAACAAGATTAACAAAGAACGTGACGAAGACCTTTTGAATCTTGACGCGAAACAACAAGCGGAATTAAATGCTGAAGGATTGACGGCCGAACAAAAGACCGGCATTGAAGAAAAGTTCGCAAAACAAAAATACGCGGTTCAACTGGATGCTTTCAACAAAGAAGATAAAATCAACCGCGCGAAATTTAATCGTGACAAAGCAATCAAGCTTGCCGAAGTTGGAATCAATACGGCATCGGCTATCGTGAAAGGAATCGCGGAATTCGGGCCACCACCGTCACCGGCTGGAATCGCTGCAATAGCAACGGCCGGAATTATCGGAACAACGCAAGCGCTCGCAATTATTAATCAAAAATATCAAGGCGGAACAATGCCGACAATGCCGAGCGTTTCGAGTAGTGGTGGCGGTGGACTTGCCGGAACAAGCGCGTCTTCGTTCACATCGCAACCGACAACACAAACATCAACAACTGGATTGACGGACGGTCAATCGATTACCGCACCGGTTCAAGTTTTTGTTTTGGAAAACGACATTTCATCTACTCAAAACAAGGTCGCTCTTCAAGAATCAAAGTCAAGTTTTTGATCCAGTTTGAACCGACTGAATTTATGAAGTCATCGCCAGTGGAAAAGCATCCATATTCGCGAAGGAATTGTTCGGCTTTTGGAATATCGCATTTCGAAAGTTTTAGATTCGTTCCGGCTCGCGTTTCTTTTGGTTGATTGACGTTCAAATATATTGACTTGATGAAATGGTTGTCTTCTTTCCAATTTAATTGGTCGAAAGTTTTGATTAATTTTTTCGAATCCATAAGAACCGGCGAATGTGTTTCAAAGTTTTTAATCGGATGTCCGAAATATTCCAAGAAATCAATCGTGTTTTTTACCGCAATTTGATAATGTGTCGGATGAATGTCATTGATTGCCAAATCGCCGTTATAAATTGGAACATCGGCACGAAGCTTCGCGGTCACAAAAAAATCGTCATTCATGTAGATAAACTTTCCGCCGACTTGATTCGCAAAAGTCAAGATTCGATTTGTCACGTCGACACCGCGAATGTTATTGAATTGTTTGCAAGGAATATTTTCAGCACCTGGAACAATGTCGCCAATTGTGAAAACCTTTGCTTTGGGAAAAGACATTCGAATCCAACGGATTGATTGAATCATTTCAAAATCGGATGTTCTTTTTTTATAAGGAAAGACAAAATTCATCGAACAAAATTACATAATAAATATGAAGAAAGAAATTCCAATTTACGAAATCTTTATTGATTTAGATGACGATCAAACAACCGTGTCTTTTAATTCACTTGTTTCAATGCCAGCGCACGAAAAGAACTTCATGACATTTTCGAAACAACAACGATTCGAATTCAACGACGAAGAACAAGTGATCACCGGAATCGCCATTTCAGCAGACACGCCGATTTATCGATTCGACCAAGAAACCGGCGATGAATATTATGTTGTTTTCACAAAGCAAGCGATCAAGGACATTATTTTCGATTACGCCAGGAAAGACAATTTCAACAACGTAAATTTAGAACACAATCCAAATCGAATCGTCAAATCAATCTTCATGATTCATTCATATCAAATTGATTCGGCAAAAGGATTCACCGCACCTGAACGATTCAAAGACGCGAATGACGGATCTTGGATTGTTTCTTATAAAGTGACCGACAAAGATTTATTTGACAAGGCGAAGAACGGCGAATTTAATGGATTCTCAATTGAAGGAGTTTTCAATTTGATTGACACGAAAGAAGAACAAGAAATGTCCTTGATTTTTAACGAATTATTAAAATTAAAATTACAAATAAATGGCTGATTATAAAAATGTTTTAAGATCATTTCAAAATTACTTTACAAAAAAGGCAATGTCTAAAAATGCAAGCAAAAAAAATGATTTCTTGTCAATTGAAATCGACAAATTATATGCTAAAATTGAAGCGAACGATTTAATCATTGAAGAAAACCAATATTCGCAAAGGGATGTTGATTCTTTGAAAGAAGATGCGGAAACAATTTTGATGAATCGGTCAACAACTGCGATTCAAAAAAGCAAAATCAATCAATATGTTCGAGAAATTTCGAACAGATAAATATAATATAGATATAAAAGAAATACCATGAACAAAAATTTTAAAAAAGTTCTTGACCTTATTGCCGAAATGAAACAATCATTCGCAACCGCGTCAATGAAATTTGAACAAGCTACTTTAATCGACGGAACAATCGTTGAATTTGATGTTTTTGAAGTTGGTCAACCGCTTTTCGTAGTTACGGAAACGGAAACAATACCAGCACCGGAAGGAACGCACGCTTTGAGCGGTGACCTTGAAGGCGTTTCGGTTGTTGTTGATGCCAATGGAATAATCGTTGAAATAATTGACGAAAGAACAACCGAAGAAGAAGAAGTTGTTGTTGAAGAAGTTGTTGCCGAAGCTATGTCAACGGAAAAAGTTGAAAGCATTATCAACGCGAAGTTGGAATCATTCGCATCAAGCATCGAAGCGGTTGCCGAAATGATGAAAATTATTGCAGACCAAAACAACAATTTGTCGAAAGAAGTTGCGACATTAAAAGGAGATTTCGAGTCCTTTAAGTCCGCACCAATTAACACGACATCCGAAAGCGAAAAATTCGCAAAAGTTGGCAACTTGACAGCCAAACAATTATGGTTAAAAAATAATAAAAATAAATAAAATGTCACTAAAAAAATACATCAAAAATTCATTTGATTATGACGTGTTGGGTTTATCGCCATACACCGACGAAACACGCGAAGAATTAATCGTTAGATCGGTTACTGAAGCGGAAACATTAACTTACATCGCAATCCAACAAGGAATCAAAGGAACTGAAGCGTTGAACTTAATGGACGATTCAATCGTTTATCAAACTGCTGATTGTGCAATGACACCAAATGGCGACACGGTATTCACTCAACGTGATATTTCGGTTCAAACTATTGGTTATATGAAAAGCTTTTGTCAAAAAGACCTTGCCGGTTTTTGGGCGCAAATAGCGCTTGCACCTGGCGCAATGGCCGAAGACAAAACACTTCCTTTCGAAGCGCAAATCACCGACTATTTATTGAAGCTTCATGCAAGAGAATTAGACAAATTAATCTGGAACGGAAACATCGCAACTGGTTCTGGAAACCTTGCATTCATGAACGGATTCCGTCAGTTCTTAACAACTGCCAACGGTTGTGTCAACTTGAATACATCGGCATACGCTTCAATAACTGCGTCGAACGCTTATGATATTTTTTACGAAGCATTCACCAACACACCGGCGAACGTAGCTGAAGGCGAAGAATTCATTTGTTTCACTGGTCGTGAATCATTCAACTTTTTGTTGAAGAATCTTGTTGACTTGAATTTATATTCTTTCAATCCAGGTGAATTCGCGACAATGAATGAACTACTTTTACCAGGAACAAACATGCGAGTTGTTAAGGTGAACGGATTGAACGGAACGGATAACATTTACACTGGTCGTTCATCACATTTCATCTTCGGAACTGATTTATCAAGTGACTTCGAATCTTACGATCTTTGGTATTCTTTCGACGATGACTTGATCTATCTTCGTTCTAAGTTTAGAGCGGGCGTGCAAGTTCCTTTCTTGAATCAAATCGGAGTGTGGAACGGTACATCTTCACCAAGCTAATTAAATAAATTAATAATCACGACGGCCGGGCAACCGGCCTTCATTAAACTAAAAAAAATATGTCTTGTGAAATGACTTCCGGCTACAATGACCGGACATGTACAAACGGAAAAGGTGGCATTAAAAGCGTTTTGTTGTTCCCATTGGGAAACATTGCGACTTCGCACATTACGGCAAATGAAGTTGATATTTTAACTGTAACTGGCGAAACTTTCCTTTACAAGTTGAAAAGCAATTTGTCAAGTTACACCGCACCGATTAAAGTTAATAAAGACAACGGAACTTTGTTTTATGAGCAATCTTTGTCAATGATCCTTGCATCCGACAACAAAGAATTAAGAAGTGAAATTCACTTGCTTGCACAAAACGAAGTTGTTTGTTTGGTTGAAAATGCAGACGGTTCAATTGTTGCACTTGGATTCGGCGAAGGTCTTCAAATTGCAGACGCAAACGAATACACTTCAGGCGTTTTAAAAGGTGACCGAAAAGGACACGTTCTTGTTCTTAACGGAATGGAGAACGAAGAAGTTCCAGACGTTGATCCGAACGTTTACACGGCCTTATTGGCACAACAATCGCCGTCAATCTAATACTTTACTAATTAAATTTAAACGAAGGGA